TAGGTCTAACGCGGTCATATAGTCTAAAAGTATATACTGTACCCGAATGATTTGTTTGTTGGGAGATACGACGAATTTGTTTATTGTTTGACATTATAATATTTAAGTAGAAAAAAAACAAATTTATCTCAATCATACGTTTAAATACATAATTTCATATCATTTATAATATCATAATGGAATTCACATTAAATGTGAAAAAATACATGCTAGGCATTCTAACATCAAACGAAGTTGACTTACTAAAAATCTCAATAGAATCTGCCATTCACCAAACTCATAAAGACTACGACTTATATATAGTTGTCAATAGTACTAATGCAGATTATTTATCCAAAGTAAAGGCATTATGTGCGGGACATATTGGGACTGTAATAAAAGACATTGTAGAAACAGAAAGCAATGGAAAACCCGGAAAGGGACATAATTCTGTTTTAAATTTATTCAACACATTGCCTTATGAATATTTAATAATGTGTGACGGAGACGATTTTTTATATCCTTGTGCGGTATCAAGATTGAATAAACTTATTGAAGAGCGGAAACCTGACATTATCGGTCTTATGGGAAATTGTAGTAGGATTACCGTTGACCAATATAAATCAACCGAACAAAAATATGAAAATGGAAACCATACCAAACACCATTTCATTTATTCGAATAACTTGATGATTGAAAGAAATAGAGGTATAAATCATATAAAGGGCTATTATAATAAAATGTTGGCTAACCCGATGCGTTTAATGGTTACAAATAAAAAAATAATTTCCAAATATGAGCAACTATACGATGAAAGAATGAATGTATATGATGATTTCATCACATTTGTTAGAGTAGTGGATGAAAGCGTAAATCATGGTTTAAATGTATTATTTTTGAATGATGATAACATATATCTTTATAATCATACCAATATTAAATCAGTCAGTAAATTTTTTGAGAATGACGGAAATCAATATAAAATTATTGAGGACCAAAAAACTTATGAAAAATATGATTTATCAGATTACGATGTAACAAAAATAAAAATTTTCCCAAATATATATGTAAATCAATATGAAAAACAACTTATCCATAAATTTCACCAAGTTATTACAAATAAATTCAATCAACACGCCGTAACACACTTGGGATTTGAAAAGAGATATTTATCTCTAAAAAATATTCTATTTGTCGATACAGGTACTGATTGGACACACGATACAATTAATAATCGTTCTCTAAGGGGCACTGAAAATGCAATTTATCAAATATCTAATACATTATCAAAACATGGCAATAACATTGAAGTTTTTACTAGAAGAAATATCAATCATTCAGTAACTTCCAAATTAAAATATGTTGACCTAAATCACATTATATCATCAAACTGTAAACCAGATATTATCGTTTTTCAAGGTAGTCCTTTAATGGAATATAACTTTTTTAATTCGAAAAATTCTGAAAATACTAAATGTTACATTTGGATTCAACACGACGTGACAGTTAATTTTGTAAAGAATCAATATTCTAAGTTAGAAGAAATAGACAAACACATCAAAGGATATATATTTGTAAGTCATTGGCAAAAAAACCGATTTATACAATATTACAAACTTAACGCAAATAAATGTCACGTTATGCGAAATGCGGTCTCTCCGACAATGTCCTTACTACCAAAAATCCCAAAAACACGTACACTCATATACATCAGCTCTCCTTATCGAGGTATGATTAATTTATACCCATTATTCAATGAGTTATTGAAGGTAATTCCTGACATCACCTTAAAGATTTTTTCAGCATTTGATCTTGAAAACAACAATAATTTGGGAACATATTCTCCCTTAACCGTCAAAGATTTAGAGGAAAAATGTCAAGGCAATGATGCTTATTATAAAGAACATTATAAACTGCTTGCTTCTCATGATAAGATACATTTTTATGGAAATGTCCCGCAAAATATACTCTTTCAACATTTAAAAGCTTCTATGATTTTCTTATATCCAAATACATTTCCCGAGACTTGTTGTACTAGTATTTTAGAAGCAATGGAAGCCAGATGCAATATAATTACAAGTGATCTTGGAGCATTAAGAGAAACATCAAATAATTTCGGCGATTACTACGACCCATGTATAGATGTTAATCATTTTGATTATAGTCCCGAAAAAGCAATGATAGAACCATTCAATGTCAATCAATTATCAAAAAATTACGTCAAAGATATTTTATCTTGTACCATAGATAAATTTCGAAATTACAATAGCGCTGAAAATCAAAAACTTCTTGATTTACAGGAAAAATATATTTTAGAGAACTGTCAATGGAATAATCGTCTCAATGATTTTTATGACGTTATTAACAGTGATTGATAATTACCAAATATGTGCAAACAAATAAAATACCTACCATATATAATGATGAAGATTGCGTATATTATAGTATTGACGATGGCAATATGGTTCATAATTGATTACTTAAGTAAGAATAAAGAGTCATTTATAGAAGGAAATTCAAACACGGAATATAACCCATGTCAAGTGTCGCTAAATGAGAACTGTGGTAAAATACCAGGTATTGAAAAAAATATGGAAAAAATAAAAGCAGATTCAAAAACAATTACCGACAATTTAGATAAATATCAGAAAATTATAAATGGCAATGAAGAACAAGTAGTTAAATTTTTAAAAGAATTTGACTAAATGTAAACACCAATAAAAAATTTATTGGGTTATATTAATGGATAAAAGAAATATGCGAATTTGTAAAAACTGGCTAACATCAATAGTTTTTATACTTTTCATTTATATTTTAGCGTATAATATCATTCAATATGTTGCACCGCGTTTATTTATGAGAGTGCACGAAGGAATGGAGTGTTCGAATGCTCATATTAACGATAATACAACTAAATTAAAAAATTTAGAAACAAAATTCAGCGAATATAAGGATTTATACGACGTTTTAAAAAAAAGATACGATGGACAAAATAAAACAATTAAAAGCAATCAAAAAAAAATAAATCAATTGCAAGTGAAATGTGCCAAATGTGCTTAAATAATGTCAAACTAATTGTTTGGGTTAATATCAAGATGTTCTTCTATAATATCTCTAATTAAATTAGGCTGATAATTCCTAACATTTCTCCCATTCAATTTAAAATTCATTTCATGTATAACATCATTGTGTTTTTCGAAAAAGCAAATTAAACCTAAAATATTACCCAATAATATTATGAAAAACATATTAAGATAGATATACACGAAATTACGTTGAATCAACATGTCAAAATAAAAAAAAGTTGAATTCGTAACCAAAAATATAAATAAGAAGCAATATTTTATTTTATCCATATACAGTCTTTTACGATATATCCTACAAGAACAACACAAAGCATGGAGGGTCAAAGTGAATAAATTTATTATCAAAGAGCTATAAATGTTGTAATAATATTGTTTAAAAATAGCGTCATGTTGTGTTACATTCCAAAGAATATATGTTCCATTGTTAATATTTCCAAGACTTAATAATTCCATTGATTTCGGTGGATACTGGTATTCTGTAAAAAAGAAAAAATAATTATACAATAATGTAAAAAACAAATTTATTCCTCCTAATAAAAAAAAGCGAATACAAGGATGCCATTCATTAAATTCATAACCAAAATGTTCAAGTGGATATTCAAAATCAAAGTAATAATAATAATTGCATTCCATACATTTAAAAAAAGGTTCTTTGTTAATATTTTCATTGCGCCACATTTGTAGACATTTTTGATGTATATATTTTGATGTACCATTGCACCTGCAAGGATTTATTAACACATTACCTGGTTCTTCATTGCTTTCAAAACATATTCTACATTCTTTTAAGGAAACATCAATTTCTTCTACTTCTTCTTCGGATTCTTCTTCAGATTCTTCTTCAGATTCATCTTCAGATTCTTCTTCAGATTCTTCTTCATTAGATTCTTGTTCTTGTTGTCCATAAATATCAATGGTGTCACTCGACATAATAATTATATTAATAGTATATAAATAAATGGTAAGTCCTCCCAATTGGAAAGAATGTTCCGATCGCATTCAAAAAGAAAGACTTGAAATACAGAAAAAAAATAAAATAAAACATGAAGAAATGAAATCAATACGTGCAAATTATGTGAATCCAGACACACTATATCAAAAATGTGCTACTAAAACTTCAGAACAATTAGAACCTGCGGAACAAAATTTATATAACGTTGTTAATAAAAGTACCAGTATTTTAACATCTTTGGTGGGCGGAGAAATAAGACAAATCGGTTCCGAAAGCGATAAAATGAATGCTAATGCTTATGATATTGATAAATTTGGTACAGGTGTAAGATTCATCGAAGATATAAATATGGGCAACAATGTTTGTCAAGATATCAATGATGATTGTAATGATGCGTATTTTAGTAGATATTCCCTGACTACTCCCGAACAAGCAGTATGTGACAGCGACGGTGGTTATAAAAATGGTGTGCTAAATGAAAGTAAAAAAAAACTTTGTATGGGAATAACCAAAGCAATAAGTGGTTCAATGAAACAATACAAAGAAGGCACTAAGCCCAATTGTGCATTAGTCAATGTAAATGTAAGGATTCCCCAAATAAATGACCCAAATAAATGTGATTGGGATCAAACTGCTCCATTTGTAGATAGATACGAACCAGTGTATTTAACAATTCAAGATATTGAGAAACATTATAAGACTTGTGGACGTACAATAAAGGACGGGAATGCCACATATAAACCTTGTATTACAGACAAAAATGGCAATAATTTCAACGCACTTTCAATAGCAAAATTAAAAGGAAAAAGTAAAAAATGCAAGACTTGTAGTCCATTGGAATTGGGATTGACATTGTGGAAAAGATGTTCCAATGAAAAGGATGTAATTGAAAAACAATGTGGGAAAAAAGAAAGTTTTTCAAATTATTTAGAAAACAATATTTCGTGTAATAAACACCTTATTCTATTACAAAGTATGATTGGTAGTGGTCTGTCTTTGTTCATATTACATAAATTACTTCAGAAATAATCTAGTAATAATATAATGGGAGGATACAGTTATATGAAAATGATAAGAAGTCCAGGTGATTTGCAAGATAAATGTGGTGACGATAAAATATGTTCGGCTGGCGTAAAAATGGGAAACACATTCAAATATTTTGATTTAATACTTCATGGTTCTTCGAACGTATCGAAGCATGGTTGTACTGGGATGACACTAGATGAATGTAGTGAAAAGGTAGATGATAATGCAAATAATGTGTTAGGCCAAGTAGCACCCAATATAATGAGTAAACCCATGATGGGGCGTCAAGAATTGGGAGACCAATATATCAAAAAATCCGGGATTAAATGTAAAATGGGTGACAAAGAAGTTGAAATGGATTTATTTGTCAATAATCGCCCAGGAAATACAAAAAATTCACCATTTAATTATGATAAAAAGAAAGGTGGCATAAGAAAGGGGAGAGGACTTATACCAAACATGATAGAACAGCTCATCAAAATAAATCCCGTCGATGCATTAGTTAAATTGGGTGAACCCATGCCAACCTGTGAAAGATATTGTGTAAAAGAGATTAAGGTTGATAATAACCAGTTGACAGAGACCTATAGAAAAGCCATATTAGATGTAAATCAAGCAAATAATATGAATGAGGTGAATTTTAAGGGTTTATCTAAAGATATTATCAAGAAGGATGATAAAACGTGCGAAGAACCTCCCAGAGCAGATGTTCAGAGCGCAACAATGAAACAGTCTACAATTCCACATAGTGGACAAAATGGATTCCAAACAATGAATCAATCATTCGAAGATAACGATTATCTAATAATGAGTCAAAAGGTTCTTGTTGGTGGGATATTCTTTTATTTATTCTACAAACTTTTCAAAAAAAAATAGAAAAGGTGTCAACAATATAATAATATATTTCACTAATATATATTACTATAAGATGTACAAAAAGAAACCAAAAGAGAGTTTTGCTGCTCTCATTAAAAAACCCGGAGAAATGTGTGGAGACCATAAATGTGGATTGAACGATTACATAAATATAATTTCGGGAAGCGATACGGGATACGACCCAAATGTACCAAATAGTGGTATTATGAACATGGAAAGTATCAAAAAGAATTTAGACCCCAAATGTCATAAAATGTTAGAAGAACAAAAGACAGAATTCGGAGAAAGAAAAATAGTCAAGGTTGGAAAAAAGAGATTCATGAAAGTATCCAAAGCCAAAAGTATTTTAGGAGGCATAACTGATTCTCTATCAAATCTTAACCCCATGAAACTTGTCAACAGTGAAATAAAAGAAGTCGAAGAACAGTGTTGGGATGGAACGAGTATAATGCTTGACGGCGAAGATGTCGTAAAAAGCAAAGAACGATGTGAGGTACTCGGAGGAAGTTGGAAAATTCGAGAAAAAGATTTCGCCCAATTTTATAAAGGCAAGAGTGATGAAAAATGCGAGACTAATTGTGGTATACTCAAAAAATTTTTTGAATTGGATGCCGAACTTGATAAACTGAAAAATAAACACCTTGTTGAATTTGAGGATAGTGAACAAGATGTTTTTATAGAGAACGCCGCGGATTCCACGCTTGGTGCTGAAATAGAACGTATATCAGGTGAATTGGACGTGTTAAAAATCGAAGCTCAAGCATTGTACGAAGACTGTAAAGGTTTAGACCAGCAACAAAGTGGAGGTGATATTAGCGGTGCATTATCAGAATTTTCTAAAAAATGTCGTTCAATTTACGACAAGTTAGAAATTTTCATTAAAAATAAATTTATTAACTTTGAAAAAGATGATCTAGGTATTTCACCACACGATTTCTTAAAAAACCCAATCATTATTGACAATGAACCATGTCAGTATAAATACCGCTGTGAAATTGAAAAAATACCCTTTGAAGAAGGTTTCTCTCAATTTTTGGGAGGCGGAGGCATACACTGGACAAAAAAAATAGAAAACTCACAAAAAATAGCAATGGGTGCCCTAATTATTTTCTTGATGCATCGACTGTTAAAAAAATAAAAAAAAATAAAAAAATATATAGGATTAGCGAACACTAGATTGTAACTTTATAGTAGGGTGTTCTTGACGCGTCATTTTCAAATTAATAAATATTTCGCGTTTAGTTCCTTTTATGGGTACAACTGTTTCGCATTCGATGTTTTTATATACGTAGTTATCTATTACCATTTCAAGAAATTTTATTTCTTCTTCGTAAATCCCCAACCCTAATTTTTTCATTTTATCTAAAACATTGCTAGTGTGGAACATTCTTTCTTCTTTGGACCATGTTTTACCCATTGATTCTTTACGTTCTTTTTCCCTTTTTAGTCTTTTCTCTTCACGATCTTTCATTTTTTCACGCTTTTCCTTTTTCGTTTCCTTTTTTTTCTTTACTTTAACCATTATAAAAAATAGTACAACCAAACTTTAATTTCAAATCGAATCATTTATTTCTCTTTTAATAATTCGTAATTAAAATAGAAATTCCACGTAATATATCAACACTAGACGCGCCGATTATATCATGTCTTACGATTGTAAGAACACTTTGGTCGTAAAAGGAGATGATTGGCAAGACTTTGTTAATGAAAACACCGGAAAAAAGGGTGGTATTGATTTGAATTTGGGATATCCCTTAGAAAATAAAACAAAATTGCAAAAATACAACATATGGGGTTCTATTCTAGCAATGAGTGGGCAAGGAGAATGGAGGAAAAATAAACTAGAGTTTTATACATTGAATTTTCCTCCAACAAACTACCTAGTCCATATGAGTCAAAAATACCCAGAACTCAATTTTATCTTAGGTTACGAAGAATGGTCGAAAGATATATGTGGTATTTTAACGATAAAAAATGGAAAAATAAAGAAAAATACAGATATAGACGATTATTTTGAAGAGATATATGGTTTCAAAGAAATCAATGACGTAATGAGAGCAATAGAAGATGAATATACACTTGAATTTCCTCTATGTGATATAAGATTGCTTCTTTTGGGTGGCAATGAGACAGAAATCACTCGTTATATGCGACACCTCGGCTCAATAAATTGGGATGAAGAATGGGAAAGCTATGTGGAAAAGCATTTAGAGAATTAAATTCATAAATGTAATAACTATGAGAGAAAGAACCAACAAAATGAAATTTTATAATGAGGCGATGACTTTTTTTATTGGATTTCTGGGATTTTACAATTTGTGTATGGCATGTCTTTTTGAAGTCAATTTCATAGATGAAAAATACGATACTGCGAAAATACATACAAATAATACACAATTGGAAAAATACGGAATTGATCCACTTTCAGGATTTCCGAATCTGTATGTATTATGGTTATTACTACTTTGTGCAATCAAAATTAACGATGTATACCGTAGAAATTATGTATTATCCATAGTGTCATTCATGATGAATTACATTTACAAAATTGAAATCGTTAATCTTGATAGTACAACGTCTATGAAAACATTTAATCATATTGATATGTATTTGAGTTTGTCGGCAAGTTTAATATGCACGTTTAATATCATTTGTAATTTTATTACCGAACAGCACGAAAAGGAAATAGAAGGATACAATTCTTTAGCCTAATATTTCAAATCGAAATTTAAATAATGTAAGTGTTGAAAGGCATACAATGTCATAATTACATAATCATTTGAGTCAATCAATTCAATAGTCTATTAAGCATCATGAGTTCTAAAGGAATAACTGTATATGTTGGTAATAAGCGTGGTGGAAAGCGGTCTGTAACTACAGCTACACCAAATAATTCTCCAATTCAATCTCAGCAAATCACTCGCCAATTGACAGCGAAAGAAAAGAAGAAGGCACAAAGAAAATTGTACAAGAAGCGCAGACAATTCAAGCAGATCGAAGCATCTTTCGATGATTTCGCCAAAGCAGTTCAATTTATAGCAATGAATCAAGAAGGCGTCGACAAGATTGCGGGACCGCAAAATAACAAAGGTAAAGCAGAAGCCGAAGCCGAAGATAAACCTAAGAAAAAGCGAAGACGTAGGCGTAAAAAGTGTAAGAAAAAAATGCAAGATAAGGTTATCGTGGAGGAAATTGCCGACAAAAAGGAAGCTGTCGCAGAAAAAAAAGAAGCAGTATCTAAAGAGGAAATAGAAGTTGTAGTTGAGAAAGAGCAAGCATCTAGCGAGGAGAGAAACCAGGAGCAACATCTATTGGATATTGCCAATAGTCAATCTAGACCAGAAGGTTGCACTGAAAAACAATACAAAAAGTTAATGGAACAAAGTGCCAGGCGCAATAGAATGCGGGAAAAAGCTATTGAAAATTACAACGCCAAAATTGGAATAATACAATCGTTTCACAGTAGATACCCCG